TTAATTTCTGTATTAACATTTGTGTATAAAGCTTTTATCATTTGTGATGCAATAGTACGTTTCCAAATTAATTTATATAATTTAATATGATAATCTGTTATATCATCAGAATTTGATATATCATATTTATTAGGATCAGTTATTCTAATAGCTTCATGTGCTTCTTGGGAATTAGCAATTTTATTTTTAAAATTTCTAATAACAGAATATTTTTCTCCGTAATTATTAGTAATATAAGTTTTTAATTTATATTTAAAATCATTTGAAAAATTTACAGAGTCAGTCCGCATATAAGTAATTAAACCATTTTCATATAATTTTTGTGCGTATTCCATTGTTTTTTTAGAACTATATCTTAAATTATTATATGCATCTTGTTGTAATGTAGTAGTTGTATATGGAGAAGAAGGAGATTCATAAGATTCGTTAATAAAAGAATTGATATCAAATTTATTATTAATATTATCAAGATTATCTAATATAGAATTAATAGCATTTTCATCATTAATTTTAGAAGAAATAGTATTGAGATTAATATTATTATATTTAAATTTACCAGATAAAATCCAATGTTTTTCAGCTTGATGATTATTAATATTATTTAATTGTTCGATACATAATAACAATGCAACACTTTGAACTCTACCGACACTTAAAAATTTATCATTAAATTTATTCCATAAAATTGGAGATAATTTAAATCCAACAATTCTATCTAAAAATCTTCTAGTTTCTTGTGCTTTAACCAAATTCATATCAATATCTAATGGATTTTGAATAGCATTTATTATAGCATTTTTAGTAATTTCATTAAATTTAATACGATAGCAAGTTTTATTTTTAATTAAATCTTTTATATGATTTTTAATATGATATGCGATAGCTTCGCCCTCTGTATCGGGATCAGCGGCAATATATATATTATCAACATCTTTAACAAGATTACGAATATTATTTAAAATAGATTTTTTAGTAATAATATAAGTTCCATTCCATGAATTAATATCAATACCAATATTATCTTTAGGTAAATCACAAAAATGTCCTTGAGAAAAAGTTACAATATATTTATTAGGAGAGTCTTTTAAATATTTAGTAATAGTTTTAGTTTTTGTATAACTTTCGACAATTATTAAATTTTTAGACATAAGATAAAATGTATATAATAAAAAAAAATCAATTTTTATATTTAAGTATTTAAAGATTTTTTATAAACATTTATAGGACAAAATAAAAAACCTACTTTAGTATTATAATGCATATGAATATAATTATTAATATCTTTCCACATTTAATAAAATTTTAACCCTTATTTGCAATTTTTTTATAATCAGCATAAGCATACATTGTTTTTTCAGCGGTAGCAGTGGGTAAAACATAATATTTAGAATCATAAAATTCAGGATGATGACCGTTATTATTTCTATTTATTAATGTTTTTAAATTACATTTATCTGGTAAATCAATTCTAATAGATATAGAATCTGTATTTTCAGGATTTATTACAAAATAAATAGCGGGTGGTATTTTTTCTTTTGAATTTAAAATACAATAATAACTATTTGGATATGTAAAAGTAGTATTATAGGAATTATTTACAATATCATGTTTATTTATAGTATTTTCAAATGCAATTTCAGTACTTGGAAAAGGTAAAGAATTTCCACTATAATTAATTAATTTATCAGGTGGATTAGCAGATATAATATGTGCTTTAACATTTTTAAGTAATGTACCACTAATTGTAACTTTATCATTAACTATTTCAATATTTCCAGAAACATATTCATTATTATATTTCATAATATATATATCTTATCTCTATATAAATTATTTAAAAAAAAAATCAAAAATATTTTCATATATATAATTATTATGAATTATATTCAGCATAGTCAACTGTTCTACCATCACCTAAACCATTTTCATTAAATAATTTTCTTGAACATGATGTAGCATTACAAGTAACTAAATATTTTTCTGGTAACATAGTATTATTATTGCCAACTGGTTGTTTAGATTCTACTCCAGGAATTAAATTTAACTTAGTTTTTTCAAAATCACTTTTCATTATAGTTTCAGCATTTTTTTGTAAATATGTTCTAGTTTCATAGCTACTTTTTACTAAATCATTTGCTCCAACTGTTTCTATTAAATCTGAATTAACAATGCATTTTGGGCGATAATCAGTCATTACACGACCATCTGACATTCTTAAGGGTACTGTTGAATAAGACGAAGTACCATCCATTTTTTTATATACTATCTATATCATAAATAGAATTTTTTTTTTATTTAAATTGTTCATTTAATATTCTATCTATAAGTACTTGTTTTGTACCTTCATCTGAACCACCATTATTTATACAAATTTCTTTTAGTTTATCAACTGTTAATTTATTAAGTTTAGATTTTGTATATGTTGTTGAATTTGTTTGACCTGAAACAATTGAAACATTATCTTCATTTTCTTTTTTTACCGATAAATTAACAGAATTATTAATATCAAAAGTTTCAGTCAAATTAGGTAATTCTTCATTATTAGGTTGTATTATTTTATCTACAATATCTTCAATATCATCATTATTATCATTATTATCATTATTATCATTTTCAGAATTAATCTTTTCTTCCATTATTTTTTGTTGCATCATTTGTTGTTGCATCATCTGTTGTTGTATCATTTCTTGTTGCATCATTTGTTGTTGCATCATTTGATGATGCATCATTTCTTCTGGTGTAATTTCTTTGTCTTCGTTATTATCGTGATATTCTGTATTATTTTTATTCATATTATTGTGCATGACAATATCAACATCAGAATCATTACCAAAAATTTCATTCATTTCTGTGGGTATTGAACTATCAGTTGTATTATTATTATTATCCCGTAAATTTTTCAACTCTTTTTTAAGTAATGAATTTTTTTTTTCAAGACTATCATTTGAATTTAATAAATTTGAAATTCTTCTCCAAAAATATAAAAGTATTAATATACTAATAATTCCTAAAAAACCAAACAAATAATAATATATATTATTTATTTTAAAATTATTTAAATTAAACATAAGTTTTATCTAAAATATTATTGCATATTATTTTTTTCATATTTTTCGCACTATTTATTACTGATTCCGGAAATTTTTTATTAGATAATAATTCTATAGCAATACATTGACATGAACTACCGTTTTTTATTTTATATGGAAAAATAAAAGAATTGTCATGTTTTTGAATAGCATCAACTGATAAATTAATAAAATATTGAGGATACATTTTTGATAAGGATGTTAATTTAAAAAAATGTGTGGTTATAATTATATTTATATTTCGTTTTAAACCTATATTTTCTGCAACAGCAAATGCAGTTGCCATACCTTCTGTAGGAGGAGTTGAATGCATTGGTTCATCCATTAAAAATAACCCTTTTTTATTTAAATTTAAAAGTTCATCTGCCTTATTTATCATTTTAGAACATAATTCTGCTTCTGCTTCAAAATAAGATTTTGAACCTAATTCATCAGATATTCTCATAAATGAATATATACAATCATATATTTGCATATTAGATCTAGAACCATATATTATTCCTAATGTTTGAGATAATAAAACATTACATAATATAGATTTAACATAAGTAGTTTTTCCAGCAGCATTAGGACCAGTAATAATAATATTTTTATTTAAATTAAGTGGATTTGATATTTGTTTTAAATCTAAAATAGGATTTTTCATATCCCATATTTTAGTTGATTCTGAATTATTATAATTTGCAAAAGTATAATTATTAATATGTTTTATAATAGAAATAGAATTAATTATATCATATGTATATATTGTAATCAATAATTTACTAATATTATTTTTAATATCATTATTTTTCCATAATTTATATATATTAGTCATTGTATTAGTTAAAGTAATATCACTAGGTTTATAATAATTTTTAATAAATGGTAATAATAATTCTTCCTGCGTTTTTTCTAAATTAAAATCATTAATAATATTATTTGTTTCATTAATAAAATTAATAAGTCCATTCATTTTTTCATGCAAAGTATTTTTTGTTTTATATAATATATATGAAAATTCAAATGTTTGATATATATTATATAAATAAAGAAAAATATAAATACAAAAAAATATAAATTTCATTATATTTAATTTAAAATTACCAGTTGATTTAAAAAACATTACAATAAAACCCTTTATCAATTTTAAATAAGATGTAAATGTTAGATTAAATTGCATATATTTATTTACATATAAAAATGGTGCTAATAAACTTGATAAAGGATATATCAATGCTGATAATGGAATAAAACCAATTTTATAAAAATGATATGTATCAAGTAATGGTTCAATTATATTCATATATGAATAAATAAAAGCGGTTGGAAATAAAATATTTATTGCATTATCTTTCATTATTTCATCATTTAATTTATAAGTCCATAAAATATCATTTTCATATTCTTTTAATACTTTAAAAGAAACTGTATCATAGTTATTAATATATGCTTTCTGTCTTTTTATTAAATTATCTATATTATTTATTGGATTATTAATAATTTTAAGTAATAATTCTTTACTTCCTTTTAATTCTGGTAATTCATAAGCCCATTTTTCAATATCTGTATCTTTATAAACATCTTTTGTAACCTCTATATTATTAATATTATCTATAAATAAATTAGAATGTGTTTCTAATAATTTATGAATAATATGTGTTTTTTTAGAATCGTCAAAATTTAAAAGTTCATTTAAATTTTTTATTTCTAATTCACTCATTTATTAAAATGTAATCTAAAAAAAAATCATATATAGTCGCACTATTATAATTAAATATTTAACTAATTAGATACAGCGATTAATTTATTTTCATTTTCTTTATTTTCTTTATTACAGATAATAATATTATTATTATTTAATAAACGTTTATTTATTAAATCCAAACATGATATATGTTTTTTCATTATATTCGCAACGTGGTAATGGTTTCAATATATTTTTTTTTTATTATTAATAATTATATTATCTTTAATAATTTTAAAATTTATTTCATCATTAAATTTTGAATTTATAAATATATGCATTATTATTACACTCTTACGAGTATTAATGTATGAATTTTTTTTAAATAATCGGAAAATATATAAAAAATGATTTAATTATTTATAATAAATAAATTATAAATATGTCTGATAAAATAACATTACTATTTAATAATAATATTTATATCATTGAAAAAGAACCATTTGAAACTTTAAATGAAACTTATACAAGAGGGTGGTATATTGTAAAAAATTATGATAAAATAGATTATAAATTATTGAATAGTTATTCTATTATTAATAATAATATTAATACTTATAATATGAATTATGAAATTAAATTACCTCTTTTAAAATGAAATGCTAAAAATACGGCAAATATCGTTGTTATAAAATTTAATAATACAAATAATATTACAAAAGGAATTATATAATATAATAAATGTACTAATAATGGTTTAATGATTTCGCTTTTTATACTTTGTTTTGAAATTTCATCCTTAATATATTCTATAATAATAGTTATAAAATCTGATTTTTTTGTATAATCTTCTTGCGTCATATTTAATTTAAGCTATATCTTATTTATTATCAGAATAAATTAATTATAAAATGAACGATAGCATAAAATATAAATTTAGAAAACCTTATTTTAAAAAAAAAGCATATATTTCGGAACCAAAAATACCAGTAGATATTAATTTAAATGATATTAAAATAAATAATTTAAATAGAATTTCTAGTAATTCAAATGCTTTAAAATTAAATTTATATATTGATAAAGATAATTTAAATATATTGAAAAATATAGATGAGTATTCATTAACTACTTTAAAAAAAAAAAATAAAGATTGGTTTAAAAATGATTTAAATAATGATGAAATAACCGAATTATTTAATTATTCTTTTTGTTCACAAACTAATACTATTGAAGCAATATTATCTAATAAAAGTACTATTAATTATAATAATAATATTATGGAAATTGATTCTAATTTACTGAATATATTAAAAAATAATAAAAATAAAATTATTAATATTACAATATCAAATATAGGTTTATATATTTTTAAGGAAAAAATACAAAATAAATGGTTTATTAAAAAAATTAATATTAATAATCAAGATGATGTAATAATAAGTGACTTTATAATAAATAAAGAAGAAATAGAAAATGAATGGGAAAATACTTTAAATGATACTATTACAAATCTAAATGAATTAGTAGATACTTATGAAAAAAATAAAATAAAAATAAATAATTTTATAAATATTAATTTAGATTTAATTCAGGAAATTAAAAATATTAAAAATACTGATAAAATTTGGGATAATAAAATTTCTATTTTAAAAAATAATATTAAGAATATTTTATCTATTAATGATAATAGATAGAAAGAAAATATTGAGGGATGGCTTCTAATAATAATACTATTGTTATATCATTTTCAATAGCCTTGTTCTTATTATTAATACTTTTATTATTAATTACATATAATTCCAAATGTCAAATGGATAATGTTGAAACCTTTTTAGGAGATCCGGTTTCTAATATTGCTAGAGAGCAGCAAGAAATGAAAAATATAAATTCTGTTGCAACAGTCGCTCAAAATGACCCAAAATTTTCGGTTAAAAATCAAATAGGTTCAGAATCAGAATTTTATGAAGATAATGTTTTAGCTTCAGATCCTAGTGGTAATTCATATGATGCTCTTGTTGATGATGAAGATGAAAAACCTCAACAACAACTTGTAGATGATGAAGATGAAGAAGAATTAGGTGGTATTACTCAAGGAACTTTAGCAACGGAAGCAACTACAAATTGTTTCCCTAAAGATAGATTAACATCGGATGATTTATTACCCCAAGGTGCTAATTCAAAATGGGCTACAGTAAATCCATCTGGAGCGGGTGATATTACAGATCAAAATTTTTTAACTGCTGGATATCATATCGGTATTAATACTGTAGGACAATCATTGCGTAATGCTAATTTACAATTACGTCATGAACCACCAAATCCTCAAATCCCTGTAAGTCCATGGGGTATAAGTACTATAGAACCGGATAGCAGAATGAATGGCTTATTAGATATCGGTGCAGCTCCCGCTTCAGAATAAATCTAATAATTTTTTTTTCAAATATTTATTATTAAATTTATATTTTACACACAATACTTAAAGAATTGAATTTAAAATAATTTAATAAATATTTTAAATTTATGGCTGATAAACAAAATTGTCAAGAACTATTATTATGTTCTATTAATGATTTTTATCAAAAAAATTTAAAATTTAAAAATACTTTTAAAGATATAATTAGTGGAGATCATAAATTATCTCTTAGATTAATTGATTGGTTAGTAACACATTATTCTAGAAATAATAATATTTTTTACTGGTTAAGTACTTCATTTGATGATATTTATTATAATTTACCTGATAATATTGATAATAATATAACTTATAAAAAAATAAATTTATATCATGATTATCGTGCGCAATTAAAATCATACTCGAAATTAAATTTTGACACTTTTAGAAGACATCAAAGAATAACTTTTTGCATAGATGATAAAAATAGTATTGAAACAACTGTAGGACAATTAAATTTTTTTAGATGGATTTTTAATAATAAAATTATATCTTATGCTTTAAATAATTATGATAATATTTATAATGATATGATTGCTAATAATAATTATAATAAAAAAATAATTAAAAAAAATAATAATTTTCAGGAAATTATTAAAACTAATTCTATACTTCGGTTTGACTAATATACTCATCATATGTTAGTATTCTTATGTCAATATTATTTTTTATATTTTCTAATGTTATATTGTTTGGTACATTTCTTAAATATTCTCTATAGTTTTTAACTTTCGTTTTATCACTATTTACATCTTCTAGAATTAAATAATCAGTTTTTTTTATTATTTTATTTCTTTCTTCGCGTATGCTTTTTATAATAATTGGTAATTGCATTTCTAATAAATTATCATCAATTGATATTTCAATATTATCATCATTTTTAATAATTTTAATTGGATAATCAATTAAATTTTCAGGAATATTATAATATTCGTATAAGTCATCTCTATCTTTATAATCACTTTCTTCTAAATCATTTAGATATATGCCATCTATAACCTTATTTTCTGCTTTAGAATATATTGCTATTTTATTACTCATTTTTATTAATATATATATATATATTTAAATAAATATTTTTAACTTAATCCATGTACTCTTCTTGTAAATTCTAAAACTACTTGTGTCATATAAAATTCTCCACCATGTATATTTTTAACACCTAAACTAAAACCATCTCCTCCTACACTTGATGTATCATACCATGGTGTCACCACCCATCGTTGTCCTGACTCTGCTTCAACATAAGTAGTTATACAATGACTTGTTAAATTAGTTAGCGTTGTACCATTCATAAATTTTAATTGATTATTACTATTATAAATATGTTTAGCAAAACCTTGCAAATAAATTGTATTTCCGTTTGTAGCACCTTTTATCCAAAATCTAATATATATACCATATGTATCTGTACTTCTTTTTAAATTATCAGTATAAGAATATAAATTATTTGGATTATTTTCCATAAAATGCAAATATCCTACCTCACCACTTTTTATATTTAGTTGATATCTATTAAAAGTAAGTGTATGACCGATTATACCATTCGCATTTTTTATATTTGAACCATATAATATATCAGAATATGTTGTACCACCCAATACATATAATTTATATTCAGCTTTCGGAGGAGCCCCTATTCCAACACCATTTTTATTTAAATGCATAATATCTGAATAGTCTTCTCCGTCATTATTTATAGTTTGAAATTTTATATTACCACCCGAATGACCTGCAAAAGCACCATCTAGTCTTATTCTTGCATATGTACTTCGACCCGGCTCTGCTCCGCCTTGTGCTATTATATCTACAGTAGTATTAATACCATCCCATGCTGCTCTTTTATGAACTGTTATGTATGGTGATATCTTATCCGAATTATTAAAATATCTTGAACATAAACTAATAGTATCTGCATCAAGAGCAATGTTATTTTGATTATTAATTTCATTTTTAAAATAAGAAACTAACGGTTTACTATTAAAAGTACATATATCAGCTTCTCTACTTACTGTTGTTCTAGTTGATATACTTGATGAATTACAATATAATATATCGCTAAAGCGACCCGTACCATTAACATCTAATTTTGATGCAGCAGGTGATGTAGTTCCGATTCCTACATTACCAGTAGTAACTTTTAATCCACCTGTAACACCAGTTGTATTTAATAATGTTAGTACATTACTATCTTCATATTGTGTTATTAGAGAATCAATTGTT